CATCTATATAACAGTTACTTTGGCGCGTTGTATGAATCATATAGTAAAGTGTCAGATCCGTTTACTGGAGCTGATGTTTGGTTTAGTCCTATTTATCATATGTCATATATCATTCCAAGAAACGATAATGTTGCTGAGCTTTGGTTTGCTCCTGCCGGTTTCAATAGAGCGGCAATTAACAATATCAAAGAGTTACGATTCAATCCAAGATTGGGTCAAAGGGATCAAATGTACTTGAAACAACTGAACCCAATTGTAAGATTTGCTCAAGGATATACAGTTTGGGGGCAATTAACAACTCAAGCTAAAGCAAGCGCATTACAGGATCTTAATATTGTGAGACTTGTTCTGTACTGCAAAAGAGCAATTGAACAATTCTGTCGCTTCTTTATCTTTGAACAAAACGATCCAATTACATGGGGTCAAGTTGGTGGTGCCATTACTCCATTCCTTGAGGTCATTAAAGCTAAACGTGGCTTGACTGACTATCAAGTTGAAGTTGGTGCTACAGCATACGAACAAAAGACAAAGAAATTCCATGTTAACATTACTCTAACTCCAACCAGAACGGTTGAACAAATTGAGTTGAATTTCTTTATCCAATAAGAAGTAAAAAAATGAGCTGCTTAGGGGTTACCTTGAGCAGCTCATTTTCCGTCATTTAGAACTATATAGCTGTAAGGTAGTTTCTAATTCCACAGCATAATCTTCTGCCTTTGTAAGAGCTTCGATTATCGGAGCCAAAATACCTTCTTCTACCAGTTTATATAAATTAATAAATATAACAGTCATGTCTATAGTAGGTTTTCCATCCTCATTTTTAAAAGTTGTATTCTTTAAAATAGATTCGTATGACTTTACTTCAATTGGTAGGAAATTAGAAAATGCTTTCACAGTTAATCCAACTTCTTTAAATATTTGAATTACAAATAGAGCAGATGCACAATATGTACCAGTTGGTGATGAAAGACTAAACACTGGTCCTTCTTTAACTGCTTCGGCAATAAGAGTAACGCTTTTAAGAGTAATATCATGATTCATAAATATTCCTGTAACTTCCCTCATAGATAAATAAGATTTTATATCAAAATAATTCGGAATAGCCACAAATTCAATATGAACTGGATGATTATTATGACCTCTCCTTCTTTCGTCTCCGTAGTATTTGTATCGTCTTCTATCCATCTCTTCCCCTCAATGTTTGCTAATTTTTATATGAGCAACTCTTCGAAAGGTTCCACCATGTTCCATTTCGCTCATGAAATGGCCGTCTTCATCTCCGTATTCAAAAATATACATATATTTACCCTCATGTTCTTCAATAAATTCATTTGCTTTTTTAAGACATGCTTTCATGGTCATGTTTTTATATTCTTTATAAAATATTTGTTGCCATGATCTATTACCATATAATTCTCGACTTGATATTCCTTCTCGTTTACAGAATGTCTTTCTGTATTCACCATACTCCAAACCCACCAAATCATCAGAAAATCCGTGAGTTAATTCTGTTGCTATAATATCAGCTATTCGAGATTTTGTTTTATCTAACTTTATTGGTTTCTGTGATTTAGCATCTTTTAACACTTGTTGTGCTTTGGTCTCTGGACCAGGTATAAGGTGTTGTACATCTTCAAATTGAGTAATTTTTTTATCAAATACAACGATAAAAGAAGATGAACTTGAATTTGTTACAAAGTCATTTTTTATTTTCATTTTATAACCCCACTGGACAAGAACAAGGATTTTTCTTTAATCTGGAACGAAATTGTTTAAACTTAATAGATCGATTCCATATATAATCAATGTCTTGTTTCTTTGTTATTTGAACTCCCCATTCAGGATGATTTGCAAAACTACATGGAATGAGTTGCATTGATGGACTAATATAAACAGACATTCTTGAAGATTCGCATGTATCAATCGCCATCTTTTGTAATTCAGATGGTTCTGAATATTTTAATACATGATTTATCAAACAACTATCCATCCCGATTTTGAATTTTGCTTTTGGTTTAAATGCAAGTTTAGCAAATGCTTGTATTTGCATTTTGTTGGGAATTAATTCTCTTTTGTCTCGTCCTTGTCCTTGAGGTTTAAATAGAAGAAAAACAACAGCATTCAATCTGTCAATATCAATTTGTGATATTTTTCCTTTACCCACTTTAATTTCATTCCAAGGATTATAACCATGTAATATTTTCATCGCTCTATCATAATTAGGCTGTGAAAATATTAAATGAATATTTGTTTTGATTTTTGCATCCATTAATCTGGCAATAGCTTTATATGTAAATGGAGATCTATAATCACTTACAGCAACCGCACCACACATTTTAGATATTTCAACTTGCTCATGTGTTAGATTAATTCCACTAGTTGTATAGTTTGGGATAATTCCATTGTTTCTAGAATATTCAACAATTTCTTTGAACTGTGGATGTAAATTTGGATCTCCTCTGCCTCCCAATGCTACTTGATTTACATGATGTTTTACTTGGTCTATAATACTCTTAAAGTTTTCAAGAGTCATATGGGGTTCCTCAGTTCGCCCTTGATAACAAAAATGACAAGAGTTTAAACAACTTCCCATAATACCAACATCAATTAATAACGGTAATTCTGTTTTAAAGGGATCTTTACCATTTTTACCTTTAACGACTTCTAGTCCTGTTTTTGTATTGAAATGAACTTCGTATTCATTATTCTCAAAGTGTTTATCAAATCTTCCTTTAATAAAAATACTTCCTTCCAAAATAACCATTTCCTCAAACATAATTTTTCCTTTCATAGTTTTTGGGTAAAAACATCCATTAGTTTTATCTATTTTATATGATACACTTCTTTTTATTAAAAAATAAAAGAGGTTCTTAGTAATTTATATATATAGTTGTTCACCACTAATATGCTAATATATTTAGAACAAAATATAAATCTTATACTAATGGAAAAAAAATGGATCTACAAGTTTACTTAGATATGGTTCAGGGCGATGGAGGTGCTACAACTTCGTCAGGAAACGCATTTGGTATGGATTCATTTCCAGAAGTCCCAAGGAAAAAAAAGAGAAGAAGTATAATTCGAACAGTCTATCCAGAAATGTTATTGATCTTTCAAGAAAAAAGAGTAATGATAGATCTAGACAAAACTATTCATAAATATTCAAAAGGATATGGCGACGGAACTATTTATGACGAACCATTCAAAGATGCTAGAAAAGCAATTAATTGGTTGAAAGATCAAGGATATGAAATTGTTATTTTTTCAACTAGAGCATCTCCTAGTAATGCTGAAGAAATGGGTGGTGATTATAAAAAGGAAATTGGAAACATTGAGTCATGGTTGAAGAATCATGATATATACTTTGATAGAGTTACCGCGGATAAAATTGCCGCAGATTTTTACATTGATGATAAAGCCATTCCAATTCATAACGGAAACTGGGACGCTGTATTAAAAGTTGTTAAAAAAAGAATGAAGTATGATTCTTAGGAGGATATCATAATGGCGGTAAAAAATTCATTTGCCAACGTAGCCAACAATATCTTGAGTCGTAACTTCGGTGGTACTGTTGCTGGAGTGGCTGATCCGTATGTAACTGGATATCATTTCATTTGGTTTGCAAAGTTGCCTCCTAAATTAGCTGAGTATGCAAATTTAGAAAACAACGCGGTAATAAGCAACCTTCTGTCTGGAGCATGCTTATCAGTAACACCACCAGGCGGAACTTTGAATAAAGTTGAGTTTACTGGACTAGGTGGTATTAAATGGGCAGTTCCTGCAAATGTTGATTATGGAAATTCAGTGTCTGTTAAGTTCTTAGAATTTAATGGAACACCAATGCTTAATATTTTTCATGGATGGGTTAAGATGATTCGGGATTATCGTTCTGGAGTATCTAACTTAATAGATGGAGAAGACTTAAGCGGATATACTAAATCAACATATGCTGGTTTAATGTATTACTGGACTACTGCGCCAGATGCAAAAACGGTTGAGTATTATGCTGTTTATGACGGCGTGTTTCCAACAAAAGACCCACAAGATTTGTTTACAAGCGATGTTGAAACAATCGGACGTTTAGATACTGAGATTGAATTTAACGTTGATTATGTATGGCACGAAGATTGGGTTAAAGAACAGTGTACAAAATATGCTGAGCAAGTATTCTCAGTTAAAGCAAATGTCATTGATAAATATGGCAAGGCAATTAAATCATCAAGTTAAAAATTATTACATTAATAAAGGAGATAATAAAATGTTTATTACAGAAAATCAAAACGTTGGAGACTCAGTTCTATTTTTACTTTCTTCTCGCGAAGCTTTGGCTAATATTGTCGAATCAAGCGGGTCTGAAAATAGAGATGAATTGATTTCATTTATTTATAATGAAGCGTCTGACTATGAAATTATGCATCTTTTAGTTAACGGCAATCTACCAGAAGAAAAATATAATGTTGTTGCAGAGATGATGCTATTCAGTAATTTGAAAGAAAGTATGCTGATAAATAAAGACTTCGTCACAGAACTTGTTGGTGAAGATATTTTTGAAAACGTTTTTAATGAAGTAGATAGTCTTTATATGGCTACATCAACAGCCAGACCTGTTCTTGAATTTGAAGCTAATAATGAGTTCGACGTAGCTATTGCTTTAATGATTTCTGAACAAGGTGGTGGAGTTGGAAGTGCTGCATGGAAAAGAATGATGGCTAAGAAAGCTAAATTAGCTGGCGGAAAAGGTTCTGCTATAAATGCAACAATGAAACAAGATGCTGCTCGTCAAGCTGCTAAAACTGCTAAAGGATTATCATCAAAACAAGCGTTTATGGCTAAGACAGATGCCAAACGAGCTCTTTTGAAGAAAACACAAGCTGCTGCTGATGCAAAGAGAAAAATGCATACTGCAACAGGTAATGTAAGTTTAAAAGCTAAAGCTTATGCTTTAAAAAATAAAGCTATGGGTTACGGAAAAGATGTTGTTGCCAAAGGCGTAAAACTAGCCAAAGCTCATCCGACTGCTGCTAAAGCTGCTGCTATTACTGGTGGTGCCGCTGCTGCTGCTCTTGCTATTTATGCAGGTGCTAAAGTTTATAAGAGATTTTTAGGTCAAGCTGCTAAAGCATGTGCTGGACAATCTGGTGCTGCAAAAACAATGTGTATGAATAAATATAAGAAACAAGCAATTATGAAACAAGCTGCTGCTATTCAATCAGCTTCCGGAACATGTGCCAAATCTAAAAACCCTGAAAAATGTAAAGCAGGGGTTGCTGCAAAAGTACAAGCTCTTAAAGCTAAAGCTGCAAAAATTGCTGCATAAGATATAGATAATATAATGAGGGGTGGGAGACCATCCCTCATAATTAAAGGATAATTTATTGAGGGTTACAGTACCGAAATAATTATATAGACTCGAATTGAAAGGAGGACGTACCATGTTTAAAGGGTTTGATGTGAAGTTACCGGAATATGAAGTTATCACACCACAGACGCATCTTTCATTTACTGTGAGATCGTTGAACGTCAAAGAAGAGGAAAGACTCAAAGGGAGTTTAATGACTCCCAATAAAATTCACGAACATCTAAACAAATGCATATTTGACTCCATCGTACAAAAACCTGAACAAGTAACTGATTATGATAGCTTTTTGAAAGCTGTTACATTGAAAGATAGAGATGCTCTTTTATACGGACTATATCATATTTCTTATGAAGAAATAAGGAATTATGATGTTACATGCGGTAGTTGTAATAAAGAATATCCAGTTACTGTTCAAGCTTCATCAACATTCAACTACCTACCATATCCAGATAAAGATATCTTATCTAAAAGAATACCAATCGAACTTGTTGCAACTAAAGGTGTTATATGTACTATAAAACAACCTACGTTGTTTGAAGAAATGATTGGAATTAAAAGTATGGTTGGAAGTGTTGATAAGAGCATGGATCTGATAACAGAAACTTTGATTATTGATAATTTTCAACAAACACCGGATGAGGGTGATACAGTTGTATATTCAGAAAGATCTGATATTGTAGATGCATATCTATCATTACCTTCTAGGGATAAAAGGCAGGTTCATAAAGAATATAGGGACAGATTTGGAAAATACGGAATCTCTCTTAAAATGAAAAGTAATTGTATTCATTGTGGGGAAGAGGAAGAAATTGATCTAGATCTTGTAGCAAACTTTTTTCGCATGGTCTACACTTTCTGATTCGATCAATAAATACAGATCAACCCTTGAAATGAACATATTTTCATGTATGGAATTGAGTAAACAAGGGTATCAGGATGTTGTAGATATGCCGATTAAAAGATTTTATAATTACCTCAAATGGAAAACAGACTTAGAAGAAGATAAGAAAAAGATGATCGAGGAACAAATTAAGGGCGGATAATTATGGCAAATTTACTTGATCGTTTCAATACTCAAGTTATTGGTTCAGAAGAACGTTTGCGTGATTATCTTTCGACTATCGCATCTATTGGGGATTTTAAAAGAATAAATGATTTAAATGTTATTATAAATTCATGGAATAATATATTACTGACTCCAAGAGGAACATATTTACATGATCCCGAATTTGGTAGTGATTTATATAAATATGTTTTTGAACCAGCAGATGAATCTACTGTTGAAAGTATAAAAAGAGAAGTCATTGATAGAATTAATTTATATGATGATAGAGCATCAATTGAAGATGTTCAAGTTCGTATTTCAAATAATGGCAGAAGAATTGAAATATCAATATATATAAACTATAAAGGTGAGAAAGGTACATTAGATGTTAAATTTGATGATACCACATTTGCTGATTTCTTAACGAGGACAGCCACATAATGTCAACACAAAAATATACTAGAATATACGACTACATTCATGAATATCAAAGATTGATTTATGATTTTTATAGTAAGGATGTAGTTGCATTTCTAACGACCTATTATCATATTAATGCAGAAGAAACCATATGGGAAGATGAACAAGTTTTCGGAGGTTCATATGATAGAGTTGGTGAATTTTCTGGGGTCATATGGGATAAAATATTATTACTTCCAGTATATTATATTGAGGATGTCGTTACTGCATTTGATGGTCAGGATATCGGGTATATAAAAGAGAATGAAACTAGATTTGTTATTCCAAGTACTTATAACTTTACACCTTTACCAAACGATAAAATAAAATTAGAATCAGCTTATTTAAGACCTGTTAATGATACATACCCAATATATAATATTTCGGGAGTTGAAAAGTCTGTCAATGCCGATAGATTATTTTGGAAATTGAAAGTGGATGTTGAACAAAGTATTACTGAAAATGATTTAAATAAACAGGTATTGAATACATATACATTCTATGAATATGATAAAAAAATTCATGAGCTAGAAGATGCTGAATATTTAACAAAACTTCTAAGCAAAAATCAAATATTACGAGATAGATGTAAACGTGAACTATTTGATTCAAATAGTGGATTCTATCTAGTATAAGGATATTAAAATGGCAGATCAACCTGTTTCACAAAAGGTATATAGTTCTAGAGAAGAAAATAGAAATATGATCATAGCGGAATTAAAGAAATATCTAGAATTAGAAAACGTTGATCTTGTCAAGTCATCTTTCCTTTCTTTCATCGTAGAGGCGTTAGCTACTCTTACAAGTAATCTAATGTTTTATCAAACATCTGTTTATCGTGAATTTTTTCTTACCAAAGCACAACTCCCAGAATCAATTTATAACTTAGCTGCATTTCTAGGATATAATGGTAGTTTGGCATCATTTGCTAATGTTGATGTTTTATTCACTATGCCTTTCGGATTTGCCGATACAAATACAGAATTTATAATACCAGAAAGATTTAAAGTAAGAGCAAATGATGGGATTGAATTTGCTACATATTATAAAACAACAATTACTGTTACAGGTAATTCATCTGTTGTTATAACAGCTCAAGAGGGAACTAAAGTTTTCAATATACCAGTTGTAATAGAAGATGATAGCTTCTCATTTTCTTTGAATTTTAGACAACTAACTCTAGATGTTCAAGAATTTCAAATCCCTGCCGATCTTCAAATATATCAATTTTATTCAATCCCGGTTTCTTTTGATGCAAAGTTAGCTTCAATTTTAGTTGAGATTAGAGAACCTGGGGAAACTGGTTGGGATACATATGCAGAATACAGTAGTTTATATTTAATGGATGAGAATACAAAAGGATATGTTTCCATAAGAAATGATACAGGAATAAATTTATCATTTGGTAATGGTATTATTGGTTATCAACCCCCAGCTGGTAGTACTGTTCGTGTTACTTTAACACTTACAGAAGGTGATGATGGAAATGTTATTTCTGGATCAATACGAAGCGGAGATAGAATTTTTAATGAAACTGATGCAGGAGTTACAGAATTAGTTAGTTATAGTGTTGTAAATACAGCTGCTGCAACTGGTGGATCTGATGAAGAAGGGGTTGAAGAAGTTAGACGTAATGCAATTTCTAATATTACTGCTTTAGAAAGAACTGTAACTGAACAGGATTATATTGATTCAAATATCATTATTGATAACTCACCAATAGGACCAAATTCACTTCCTGTATTAAAACGTTCTGATATAAAGGTTAATGAGATAGATTTGTTTATAACTCTTATATATCAAAACTTAATTGTTCCGACTAGAAATGCATTTGAAACTTTTAATACTACTACAGTTCCTAGAAAAACAATAATAGATATTGATGGAGTTGACTTTTATACTTTATTTGATATGACTATTAATGAACTTAATACTGTAGCAGATTATAATTATGTTTTATTTCAAATTGAACAACCAACTACTTTAGTTACAAGTTTTAATTCTGAATATAGTTTATATGCAGATAATTTAGTTGTGGCAACCTCTGGGACTAATCAGGCTGAATTTAGGTTGCTTTATAATTCTACAGCAGCCGATCCTGAAACAGTTACTGCAAAAATGTTAATTTTAGAAACTGGTGCAGAATATAATATGGTTAACGACTCTTCTGCGAGTGAATTTATTTTAACATTTCCAGATTATGATGTAATTGATGAAGGTGAATTAACATATTTCTTTACACTTGAACATCCAACTGAAGGTTTAATCGGACGATATCAAAATACTTTCATTTTGAGACAGTCATTAGTGAATTATACAAGATCAAATGTTGTTACAGATGGAACTAACCATACTGTATATGATATTCCTGTAATTGAAAAAGAATATTATGATGGAGTCGATCAGCAAGAATTTGAAACTCAAATTTTACAAACATTATTATCAAGTATGACATTTGAAGATTATAAAATGATGACCGATTTTGTCAATATAAAATTTGGTAATACAACCGGTCGTATGCAGAATATGCAACTCAATGATATTAACACCCAATCGGTTATTGATTTTAGATCTGAGCCAGGGGATCCATGCGGTCCAGCTGGAACTCAATGTACTGCGGGACAACGATATATTGTATTAAATGGTAGAGGTGAATTTGAAGGGCATGATAATGATATTGCTGAATGTACCAGAACAGTATATGATTCAACTGCTGGAGATTCAACCTCTATTACTTGGGTGTATACAACACCGAATACAGATGATATGGTATATGTAGATCTTAAAGGATTTAAATATATTTATGGTGCTGGAGGATGGATACTACCTAATTACTTAATACCATTACAATTAGAATTAGATGTGTTTCAAACTAAGGAATACACCGGTTCAATTACTACTCTTGCTAATACTGTACGGGAGACCTTGGTAAATGCGTTTTCAGATAGGTTTGGTATTGAAATTAATCTTTATAGATCTGAAATAATAGATGTTGTTCAAGAAATTGATGGAGTAGATCATTGTAGATTGATTCGACCTGCTTCAAATATCTTTTTTAACTTTGATTTGATAGACTTAACTCAAGATCAACTTTTAGAATATGGTCCAGAGTATGTATATTTTACAGAGGATGATATTGAACTGAAAATATTTAAATAATTATGGAGACATTATTAAAAGAATCTAATATAAACATATCAAACCTTCAAAGAGTTATTTTGAAGATGGCTTCTAGTGATGTGAATAATTTGTCCCAACCTTGTTATATTCCTGGACATAAAAAAGAATATCACATGTTATTGAATGCTACTGGTTTAACTGATAAAGATATTAAAGCATTCACCAAAAGAACATATAAAGGAACAATCGCTCAGAATTTTAATATTGCTAATGAACCAGGAACTAATCTATTATTATTTATTATGTGGTATGCATTAAAGAAAAGAAATAACACTTTATATCACGGGACTTTACTCTATCATATGATTAGACAATATGGACATGTTATGAAGAGACACTTTAAACAATTTTGTAATGAGGAAGTGTTTTCATATGCATTAGAAACATTAACTAAAACACATTTATTTTCAAGAGAGAAAACAATTGCTAATAGTTTGTTTCATTTAACAAGAGAATTACAAAAAAAATATACTAGAGATATTAAAACATTTAACATCGATGGAATTATTCAATTTATATCAGGATCTAGACATAGAATAAGTCAAAGTGTTAAAAGTTTTGCTGAACATTATTATAGAGCATGGAAGTCAGGTGATGCATTAAAAACACAAACAGATGAAACTGATCCTGAAACTAATGCATATCAAGCACAAACACAAGAACGAGGCAAGAAAATCATTGATGCAACTGTTAGAAAATTAACAGTATATAAAACGATTGATGATAAAGCTATGGAAGAAGCGAAGAAGATAACCAAAATTAAAACAGTTATAGCTAATCTTGTTACAAGACAATTGAAGGATATGAAATATGCAGATGAGATTAGATTGATTTTGCAGATGTTTGTTAAAGATGTGACTGATGCATCTATGTTCTGTGGTAAGAATTATTATAGTTATATTAGAAAATTGATGGCAGTAAAAAGAACTAGAGCAAGAATATATTTTAAACAACAAGTAAATATTCTATTACTGAAAATATTAAAAGATATAGGTTATACAAAAACATTCAATTCTTATACAAATCAAACTCAATTCATCATTCATTCCTACCTTGCGTATTATCTAACTCTATGTATGCGTAATAGCGTATGTTAAGCAAAAGGATCGAGTTTCTTTAACTCAGCAGCTAAAGCTTTTGCCGCCGCAGTGACTCTTGATTTAGGGCTATCATCTGAACCAAATGAAGTAGCGGCTCTTTTTGGACTAATTCCCCCTCTGGTATTTGTTCTACCTACACCCCTCCCTGTTCCAATTTTAGTAGTTTCTCCAAACGAATCTGCTCCAAATTCTGTTAATCCTACATCTCTACGACCAATTGTTTCTTGTTTAGAAGCAGTGCCTATATGTTTGTTATCATAGACTCTTGTACTTACAGGAATTTCTCCAGCCATAGTTTGTACATAATTTGAAACTGTTGGTCTTCTTGAGGTTACTTTTAGTGAAGCTCCTAACATACTGCTATATAAACTTCCTACATCTATTCTGACATCCACAATTCCTAATCTTTGTTGAAATGAAATTTGTTGTTGATCACCACCCTTGATAACGGTAATGTTGCTTATAAAACCAGGATCTAAAGTAAACAAACCAGGGCATTCTATTCTATGTAAAAAAGGCCATGTAAATGTCGATGCATCTTCAGCTCTTGGAACTCCTAATAGCATTATAGCAGCAATAGGACCAATGATAAATCTTCTTGTTGCTTCTTCACTTTGAGGAAATGGATTATATAATCTAACGGTCATTGAATATGAAGGTTGAAAACCGCTTGATTTCCAAACCATAGGGAAGTCAATTCTAGCACCAGCTGCTAATCTATCTATTAAATTTATTCCAGCGGCAGTTGTTCGACCAATACCTGGAACGTTTGAGAGTGATTGTTTTGCTGCGGATATACCACCTCCGAATATCTTCATTCCCCCACCAAACATTTTAGCAGCGGCATTTTCACTTTGCCCCAAATCTTTTTGTACGCGTTCCCATACATCAGATGCCT